ATCCCGAATCACTTGCCAAACATCGTCAGGTAACTTCACGCCCACTGACCCGCATGTTGATGGCCGACGCGGTGCCTGCGATGGTGGAGATGAAGTCCCCCGCACCAAGCACCTGGCCCACCAGTTCGGGGAAGGTGTACACCTCGGACGGCTGAAGCGTCTTCGTCTTGGTGATCAAGTTCTGGTTGCCCGCCGAACCAGCAGCCGTGACGAGGTTGACGCTGATCGTCGCGGCGGCCGCGCTGTAGTTGGTCGCGGTGAACTTGTCGATGATGGTCGTCACGCCAGTCGCCGTGTACTGGGTGGTTTGGGTGTTCTCGACCGTTTTAGCCGGAACCAAGACTTTGACGGTGACAGTCATGAGGGTTTCTCCTTATTCCAATTGCAGTGCGTTGTTGGAGTCGTACTGCGTCATTATCCAATTTGTGCCGTCAGAAACCAAGGTGGCGTTTGCCCCAGCCACGGCCTCAAGGATCGCCGTGGTGGCCGCCCCACCGGCCAGCGGCACCACGTTGCTCGACGCTGACACCAGCGTCTTGGCTTGGTAGTTCTGGAAGTGCAGTACCCTGCCAGTGTTGGTGCTGGCGGTCGGCAAGGTCACGGTGCAAGACGACCCCGACTTGTTGTTGATCAGCCAAGTCTCGCCAGCAGCTACGCTGAAGTCGGCAGTCTTGGTGACAGGAGCGCCGCCAGCGCCGGAGATCACTGACGCAGGGCTGACGTTTGTCCAATACCCCAGCGCACTGTCGTACTGAATCAGATCGTTGTCGGGTATTGGGTTGGTGAACTCGACGTTACTGTCCGTGCCGCCCAAAGTTGTACCCGGCACGATTCGAACGTGCATGGAGCCAGAACCGCCCGTGCCTGCGCTGATAACCTCGCCCATGTAGGTTTTCATGTTCGGCGCAAGCGGCTTGACGTTAGTCATACTGCCGACGTAGGCAGGGTTGTAGTACAGCGGGTCGCCGTCGGCCCACGTCTCGCCGACGCTGCTGCCGGTGGTGTTGAACCCCTTGATGTCGCCGCTGATCAAAATCAAGCCAAAATCGTTGATCAAAATCGACTCGGCAGCAATGCCGACAATTTGATTGGCGTCAGTCAGGCCAATAGGCGCGGGGGCCACGGTAGTGACGCCCGACGACCCCACAGCGCCAGTGTGATAGCACACTTGGCCTTTGGTAACCGCCGCCGATGCCTTGGCGTAAATGTACTCAGACTCGCCGACTTTGATCAGCACGTTTGCGGTGGCCTGAATGCCCAGCGTCGTGCCGCCGTCCCACGCCGCAGTGCCGACATCCGGCGGCACACCGTTGGCCGTGGTGTCAAACGTAATCCACGGCACATTTGCCTGTTGCAACGCCGCCATTGTGCCCAGCTCAGGCTGGCGCTGGGTCTGTATCTCTTGGCGCAGCGTGTCGATCTGCTGCTGCAACTCGCCAACCTGGGCTGACGGCTGGATGTTGTGCTCTCTCCTCAGCTTAAGGATGTCTTCCGTGTAGTCAATCGCAGGCGGCAGCGTCTGCAACTCTTGATTGACTGTCTGAAGCGCGGCCTCAAGCGATGCGATCAGGGACTCGGCGCTGGGCTTTAAATCTTCGGAATTGACGACAACGTCTGCCGCCCGGTACAGGTTCAAAAAGAACATGTACCACGAGCGATTGATCAACCCGGTGCGCTCGTTGAGGAGCGGCTCCCGTGGCGGAGTAATCGGCGTGGGGTTGGCTGCTGGACTAGGCATTGGTCGGGCTGATCAACAGTTCAGCGCCCATGACCGCGGTCTTCACCGGGTCGGTCATCGACAACTCGTATACCCGGTCGCGCAGCTTCATGGTCATGCCAAGGCGACGGAAGAACACGCGGCGGTAATACTCGCCAATCTTGCCGACAGGCGCCCAGTGCTCGTTGGACCAGGTGTGACCGCCATCATCGCTCCAGCGCAGCATGATCTGCGGATCACTGCCTTGACCCAGGTTCAGCCCAACGCCCGACTCAAGATCGATCTGGAGGCTGTGGTGCGTCGTGCGCTTGAGGTTGTTTTGACCCGGCGGCAGTGCTCGCCATGTCCTGAGCCATCGTTGAATCTGGCCGTTGTCGGCATACGTCTCCATGTCGAAGGCGTAGATGTTGCCGTTCTCGTAGTCGCCCACGATCACCTGGTTGTTGAACGCCATCTGGCAGTTGCTGCGGTGGCGGGTAAAAGAGCCATTGTTCCACCCGGCCCGCTCATGCCAAGCGCCCGTGGCGACATCGAACACCCAGGTCGTGTTGGCGCTTGGGAAGATCAGGACGTAGAACTGGTGGCCGTCTTGCTGGTACGTGTACGCCAGCGCATCGGTCAGGTTGCCGTACTGCTGGATGTGCCACTCGACGGCGTGGGTGCTGACGCGCTGGCCGGTGTAGCCATTGGCGCGGTACACGATGCCCTGGCCGCGGGCGTCAGCGCCCAGCCAGAACAGGCTGTTGTCCATCTTGGCAATCGTGTAGGCCGAGATGCAGCCGATCTCGTTGAAGGCGCCATCGATGCGCTGAAGCGGGAAGTCCGAGGCGCCCGTGTCGTACCAAACCTCGACGCTGTTGGTGCCGTAGACCCAGACCTGGCGGTGGTCCACGATCAGGCCCACCACACCATCGGGCGAGCCTTCGGCGCTGGCAAAGTCGAGCGGGTCAACCGAGGTGCCGTCCAGCAACTGGGTGATCCAGATTTTCTGGCTGTTCGGCTCGTTGAAAACGAAGTAGCCGTCGAGGTAGCCGACCGTCACGGCGCCCGGAAAGTCCGGGTCACTGATGGGCGCAAAGACGTTGGTCTGGTTGTTGTAAATGTAGCTCGGGCCGTTGGCCGCGATGAACAACTGAGTGCCGTTGTCGGCCATGCTCACAGGCCCGGTGCCTGCGACAGTGCCCAACAGTGTCGGGGTGTAGCTCGTGTTGATTTTGAACAACTGGGTGCCCGACACCACGAACGCCACGGTGTTGTCCGACGAGAACGACCACAGGCCGCGGATCGGGCCTAGCCCAATGCTTGCCAGGTTGAGCAGGCCGGGGCACCGCTGAAGGTACGCCGCCTCCTTACCCTGCTCGGTGATCTCCGGGTACAAGTTGACCATGCGGGCATCGGCAGCGTTGACGCTGCGGGCCACATAGGTCGAACCAAGGATCGGCGTTTTCATCAGTAGTTACCGGCATAGATGTTGAACCGCTGGCGCGTTGCGATCAGCGAGTACGGCATCGACATCACGTCGTCCGGGTTGTTGATGCGCTTGAGGTCGCGCTTGGAGGTCATAGCGATACGCATGACCTGGGGCGACGGCTCGACGCCAAACTCGGGAGCGATCTCCATTGCCAGGTTGTACGCAAACGCCCGCAGGTAGCCCGGCGGGAACAGAATCTGCGTGGACAGGTTTGCAGGCTGATCCAGCGGCTGCACGCTGATGAAGTGGAACTCCAGCAGTCGCGTGGGCCGCGGGTAGATGAAGATGTCGATGTCGGGGTAGGTCATGTTGACGAACATGACCTGGGGGTACGTCGAGGTCACCGTCTTGACCGCGATGCCGTTGTACTGCTGCTGATTGATCAGCTTGATACCGTAGCTGACGTTGGTCTGCGGATCGCGGAAGTACGTCGCGTCGTCAACCAGAATCGGGCGCTGGACGGTGCCGTTGAGCCGCACCAGCGAGCCGGTGGGGCCAAGGGTGGCGTTGATCGAGCCGACCGGCCAATTGCAAATCTGGTCGATGGTGGAGAAGACTGACAGGCGCTCGGTGTTCCACGACTCAATCATCTGATTGAGCGCCATCAAACAGTCTTGCGAAACGGCGGCAGAGGGCGTCTCACCTTCTGCCAACACACCTAGCAGCCGCAACGCCCGGTTAATCTGTTCGCCTGCGGTGTAGGTCGCCATTTCACTCTCCTTCGTCTGACTGCGGTGCCAAGAAGTCCGGCACTGGGGTTTCTACCGATGACTCGGCTTTTTTGCGGCGACCGCGCCGCGCTACCGGAGCAGCAACAACTTCCGGGGCCACTTCTTCGACAATCGAAGGCGTGTCAGGATTGTAGCGTTCCCAGCCGTGTTGTTCATCATAATCGGCCTCGATGTCAAGCGATGCAACTTTGAAGCCGTGAACTGGATGTTGGAGATAGATTGCGGGCATGGGTGAAGAAGGGGGCCGAAGCCCCCTGTTGATTACGAAGCCACCAGCGGCACAGAGAACCAGTCCGTGGAGTCATACGCCACAAACCAGCCAGCAGTTTTGGCTGCCATCGAAAAGGCGGTCGTGCCCGCCACACCGTTGATCTTGGCGCTACCGGGAGCGTAGACCTTCAGTGCAGCATTGGCCGTGTCGTCGTTCTTGATCAGCACCAAACGACCGGCAGTTGGGGCGGGAAGAATCACACCCTTGTTGCCGTCCGCGGCGGTCACCCAGCTAAACGAAGCAGTCAAAGCCGTCGCATCAGCACGAGTAGTGCCAGCGGCAGCCGGTTTTGCAACGTCTACGCTCAGAGACGCGCCGGTCAAAGTGGGGGCGCTAAAAGTGCCACCCGTGAAGGTGCCACTCAACGTGCCGCCAACAATCGTGGCGCCGGTAATTGTGGTGCCCGACACAAGCTCAGGGTCGCTATACGCAACCCCTACAGGTTTGGTATTTGGCATGTCCTTGTCCTTTTAGAAACGGGGGCCGAAGCCCCCTGTTGATTACGACAGACGGTAGCAAGTCCAAGTGCCATCGCCGGTCTTGCGGGCACGGAAGTGGCCCGAAGTGGCGTTGTCAACTTGCATCGTGCCAACCAAGGTCCAGCCGGTGTTCGTAAACACGGTCACATCGTCAGAACCGGCGTCAATGTTGACGACGAAAAAGTCGAAGGCTGCGTTCACTTTGGACGCGCTGGACACAGCGGCTTCCAGATCGGCCACGGTGGGCAGAGTCAGGTTACCGGCAGCGCCGTCGAAGACGAACAGACCGTTCGCCATTTGAGCAGCGGTCATAGTCGCTGCGGCAGTGATGGAAGTAGGAGCGCCCTGAACAAACAGTTGCGCCTCGCCGACGTTGCCGTCGCCAACCTGATAACCACCTGCACCATTAGGGAGAGCCATGATGAATTCCTTTCAAAAATGTTTAGAAAGGGGGCCGGAGCCCCCGTTTCAGATCAGCCCCACAGACGGACAGCCATCTGCGGACGAATCACGCTGTAGCCGTACAGCACATCGATACGACACGGCATGCGGTCGTTGTTGATGTCGTACTGGCGAACCACGCGCATGGAGATGCCGTTGTGAACAGCACGAGCGGCCATGTCCACACCCTGGGGCAGGAGCAGGTCGGCGGTAGCGAAGGTGATCGCGTCCTTGTGGTACACGAGGTTCTGAGCGTAGGTGCCGGTGGCCGAGCCGAGCATGGTCACAGCAGCGCCAGACTGGGGGAAGGCGTTGATAGTCGCCAGCGCCTGGTCAGCGGTGTACATCGCGGGGCTGATCTTCAGCGTGCCGGTGGTCGAAGCGGTGAGGTCTTCGGTCACAACGAACTGCTGGAGACTGCCGGTGGACTCGCGGGTCTGCGGGTTCACGGAGTACACGTTGGCGATGGTGAACACGTCGCCCACTTTCCAAGTCTTGCTCGAACCAGTGAAGCTGATGGGCAGCGTAGCTTGGCCTTGCGTAGACACGGTGCTGGTGACGGTGATGCCGGTGCCCCAGTCGCCGTTGGTGTGCTGCTTGATCGACTGAGACATGTTGATCTCGTCAAAGCCCAGCACGCCCATGCCCATCATGCCGTTTTTGAACTGGCGGCTGATGGTGTCGGTGGGGTTGAACAGACCTTTCATGCCCTCGACCAAACCAGCGTTGGCAGCCGGGTTGACGGTGGCGTAGCGCGGCGACATGACCGCAGCAGCCTCGTTCAGCTTCTGCTGAGCTTGCAGCAGAACCAGCGAAGTGGCGGGCGTGGTGCCGGGGGTGCCCACGGACTGGTAGATGTTCTTGAAGCTGTTTGCCACGTCGGCGTCGATGGACGAGGCCAACTGGCTGATACGAGGCTTCAGAACACGCTCTGCGAAGTCGTCCAACTGCATGGTCAGTTCGGCAGACGTGAAGTTCACGCCGATGTGCTTCTGGGAAGCAACAGTCAGGGTGGTGAACTGCTCGTTGTCGTCCTGCACTTGCAGGGCGGCGCCGTCGGTGACCAGAGCGCGGTCAGGCAGACGGATACGCAGGGTCGAACCAATCTTGGCACCTTCAACAGCGAAGCTGTCGTCGTACTGACGGTTCACGTTGCGGGTGATCACCAGGTTGTTCTCGAGGATCTCGAGAGCCTTCCGGGTGATCATGTCAATGGTGAGAATACTATTCGCCATGATGCGAGTCCTTTCAGAGTTTTAGCGGTTCATTTGCGCTTGCATCTTTCGCATCTGCCGGGCGCGTTCAGCTTCAATCCATTCCGACGTACTCATGGCCTTCACAGAGCGAGGGTCAGTTGTGTCGTAGGACGGGTTGCCACTGGTTCGTGCTGTCACAGGTGTAATCGGTGCAGGTGCAGACGTAGTTGGTTTCACGGGAGGACTTGCGGCCAGTTTGGCCTCGATCTTCCCAATCTCTCGAGCCTGCAAAAGCGGCGACAGTTTGGAAATGCGATCGGCTTCCTTCGGGTTGGTGCCTAGCCAGTAGGCTAGGTCCGGCCCCATGTCGGATG